ACAGTTATTCTTTTAAAAATATCTTCATTGTACTTGTAAGTATGTAACTTAGTAGTATCAAGTACACCAGTCTTAGACTGTCCAGAACGAGCATAAGCATCAGCAGACTTACGGCACTCAAACTCTTTAACAAGATAGCTTACTTCCTTCTGTGATTGTTTACGAAACTCTTGATACTCACTATCAACAGTATCATAAGCACCTTCAACATCAGATGCTTGACTATCAATCCAATCATGAAGAACCTTCCAATCTACAAGGTGATTATCTAAATCAACACTCTTAGGAATTTCAATGTATCTAGTGTCACGACCACCATAATTACGAGAAGAAAGATTTTCTGCTTTCTCATTGAAAGCACGTTGAGTCTCAGAAGTGTCACCACCTTCAGAACCTCCATCTTCATCTTCCTCTTCTTCATAATCATTAGGATTAAAATCTGCTTTAGATGAAGAACCTGCACCACCAAAGTTAGGAAGATCAAGTTCATTTTTATCTTCAGAATCTTCTTCTTGACCTTCTTCAGATTCTACTTGATCTTCTTCATCTTGATCTTCTACTTCATCAGATTGCTCAGGAGAACCTACAGGTGTCTCAGAAACTTGCTCAGACTTATTACTAAACTCATGAACATCAATTGCAATTTGTAAAACTTCTTCAAAAGTTTCTGCAATATCAGTACGAGCAACAAATACTTTCTCCTCAATAGAGAAAGGGATAAGTGCATTAGCACCAATCTTAAAATGTAAATTGATACGGTCAATCAAACTAAGATCTTCAAGATCTTCACCATGAATATTAAAGAAATCTCTATCATTTAATTCTTTATAACCACCAACAAAACTCTTCTTAAGACCAGGATACTTACGCTTCATTAATTTCTCAATACGAGCATCCTCAATAACATTTACAAAATCCTTAGGACAATCTGCAGTATCTCTCCAATCTTCATTAGGTGTGAATAATGCGTGTCCAACCTCATGACCAACAAGCATATCATATACTACATCTGATGCTTTATCCCACTTAGGGAGAACTAGAACACGGCGGTCAACATCAAAAGAAGCTGTGTGGCAATGCTTGTGCTCTACCACAAGGTTCTCTGTAGCAAGAAGTCTTGCTAGATTTCCTTTGATTTCATTGTTCTTGGTCATGTGTTTCCTTTGCTGATGTACACATCATAACAAAGAAACTGGTCATCCGATCAGTCCATGTGTCACTTCGTTAACTGTCACGCTAAGTGTAGAATAATTCTTGACCTTCTCCACAGAGATAGTACGGTCAAACTTATCATCCATACCCTGCTTATGACTGATTACAAATACTTTTGTACTATCGTCAAAGTTACGTAAGATCCATCCTAGATCAGAAGTACCAGATTGGTCAAGTGATCCATCAAAAATTTCATCTAAGATAAGTAAATTAGTATCCACGCTATTCTTAAGCTTAGCAATAGAACGCCAAGTGAGCAGAAGAGCAATATCAATTCGTGCCTTTTCTCCCTCCGAGAACGAGTCATACGAAAATACATCTCTATACCTACTCTTAATTATTTCTTCAAAGTTTTCATCAAGGGTGAAATTGACATAAAACTCCATCTTCTGTAAGAATTCGTTAATTAACTTATTCATCGTAGGAAGATAAGTTTTGATGATTCTAGTCTTGATACCATTATCTTTAAGAAGTTGACCTGCTGTTGATAAAACAGCTTTGTCTTCTTTTAAAGAAGCATTTTGTTTCTTCAATACTTTCTTCTCATTTACAAGACCTTCTAATTTAACGAACTCTGCTTTCTTATCTGGATTAGATCCTTCCAATTCCTTTATCTCATCCTCAAGTGATTCCATTTGCTTGCGGATTGTCATCAACTGGAAGTTGGTCTGAGATATAGTCGTATTTAATTCATTAACTTCCTGTGACAGAGTGACAAACTTTTCATTTCTTTCTTCCTCATCTTTTATAGCTGACTTTAATTCTTTACACCCCACATTAATATCATTGACCTTACCTTCACCGTCACTTAGTTTTAAATCACGAAACTCTTTTGATATGTCTTGTGTACACGTAGGACACACATGATTCTTCTCAAAGAACTCATGTTCTTTCTTACATGTGTTCAACTTATGTGTCATCTTAATCAAGTATGTGTTCAACTTGCTCAATTTTTCACTAGACTTGGAATACTCCTGCATTTCTTTATTAAGTTTACAGATTTCCTCTGTTAGGATTGCGACATCTTCAGAACCTTTTATCTCTGTATTTTTAAATTCAGAAATCTTTTCTTTCTTCTTATCAATTTCTTCTTTAGTTCTTTTCTCAAGCTGCAACATATTATTCTTTTGCAACTCAATCTTATCTTTAAGTAGATCTAATTGGTAATCAACATCACGAACTTCTTCATTGTTTTCACGAATCTTATCTCTAAGAAGAACATTCATTGTAGAGAATACTTGAATGTCCAATATATCCTCAATAATATCACGACGTTGTGCACCAGGTAGTTTCATGAATGGGACAAACGTAGAGGATCCCAACACAACAATCTGTGTAAAAGACTTATAGTTCATCTTGAGGATATTTGCCTCAAAGTTTTTCTGCTGTTCTGCTAATGAACTTTCCTGATCCCACAATTGTCCATTACAATAGATCTCAAACTTGTTAGGTTTGATACCACGGATAACTTTATACTCTAGCTTACCAATACGAAACTCAATCTCAACAACACAATCTTTTTCATTAATGCTGTTAACCAAAGATCCTTTACTGATCTTACGAAATGGTTTTGAGAACAGAGAAAAGGTAAGAGCATCTAAAATGGTACTCTTACCTGCTCCGTTGCTACCAACGATTAAATTTGTTCTTCCTTCTTCTAGATCAATTTCACTAAACACATTACCCGTGGACAAAAAATTCTTCCAACGGATCTTTTCAAATATAATCATTAATCGGGATCTTCGGGTGGTACTATTAAATCGTCAGGTGTGATAATGGAAAATTTCTGTCCACGGTCTTGACATGCTCCTATTATAACATGATCTTCCATTTCCACAACCTGCATTGGAGGGTAAGCAACATCTTCCTCCATCATCAGTAAGTATCTTTCTGCATCATCAGGTGCTATAAAAATAGGAATGACCCTATCTTCTCGCTCGTCAAACACAGAAAAAACTCCTTCGGGGTGGTCTTCTATTGTAAGTACAAACATTATGCTACTTGACAACTTTCAATATATAGGGATCTCATGACGTTCTTAAGAGAAGCTTTGTCTACGGCTATCTCTACCTCATCAATATATTCATTGAGAAGAGTCATAGTATCTTTGGTCTCAAGGTTTACGTCATCTATATCATCTGCATCAACTAAAGTCTCAACAATTTTTACATCATGAGCACCTACGTTGTAAAGACGATCAACCAATGTTTCAAACATTTGGTAGTCACGTTTCTCTTCAACGATGAGTTTGACGAACTTGTTCCTATAATCAGACACATCGTATTTGTTGTAGTCCGATTCAATGTCGTTGTAGTAGAGTTTCTCAAATATTTCAAAGGGGTTCTCCACAAATCTGAGTCTATCACTTTCAGTATCATAGATATGAAACCCACGAGTATCCTTGTAGTCATTCCAAAACATCTGATATGGGTTGCCTAGGTATTGAACATTACCTCTTTTAGATTTATGATGGAAATGTCCAGACCATACACGTTTAAAATTTTTAAAATCTGAAACTTTAAACCCACCTTCAAAATGCATACCTGGTGTGACTTCAAATCCATCACACTCCAAATGACCACAAACAATTTCAGCATTAGACTCTTTAATAAATTTAAGAGCTTCTTCCCTATTACCTGAATTAATCCAAGGCATCATGAGAAATGATTTGCTACCAAATGTTAATTCTTTTGGATTAACATAAATGCTAATGTTTTTATAATTCTCTAGAAGAAGTTCTGGAGAATTAATTCTATTAGTATTCTTATAATAAGTACAATGATTACCGAGAATCATGTGGACTTCGTATTCTTTCAGTCTTTCAAAATAGTTTTCTTTAATACGATTAAAAGTATTAAAGTCCATAGACTTTCTGTTATCAAAAGTGTCACCCAAATCAATGACTGTGGTGATACCTTCTTTTTCAAGGGTTGGAAAAAAGATTTCATCATAAAATTTCTGGAAGTAATTCCAAAAAGCTACAGAACCTTTACGTCCATCTAAATGCTGATCAGTAATTAATGCTATCTTCATTTTTTCATACTATCATACCACTGTTTAACATTCCAATATGACCATTGTGCGAATTGTCCTGAATGTGCTGTTACATCCATCCAAGACATATCTTTAACTTCAGAAATTACTTTATGAAGTCTAGAGTGTGGAGATAAAAATTTTGAAGCATAGTTCCAAAACTTAGTATCATACTTAGATCCATAAACATAATGGAACAACAAATAATCTTGAATATCCGCAATAAAATTATTTAAAATATTGACGGCAGTATCTTTTGGTAAATCACCAAATACAACATCACAACACAGTTGAGCCCAGATCAAATATGTTTCAATAGAATTAGCTTCCATCGGTTCTAAGAAAAATAATCGCATTCCGTTAAGGAAAATGTTATCTTTAATTGGTTCTTTTGTAAAATAATTATTAAACGAGAAAGAAGATGTTACATCAGAGATATCAAACTGAGTAATAAAATTATCAGTAGCTTCTTCTAATGAAGTTATTTCCATGTTGTAAAGATATCCATAAGAATATGGATATGATTTTGATTGAGTTGGAGTTGGAATTCCAAAACACCATCCATCTTTTGTCGCTACATGTCTAGACCAAAATGTATCTTCAATAGATTTTTTTGGTTTACCTAAAACTACAGAATTTACAGGGGATTCTAGAGGAAAATAATTAATCCTCAGATCATCCTCATCTGGCATTCCTCTACAATCAATGATGTAATCAGCAGTAACAGAAGAAATATCTTCTACTGGTTTCTGAACTAGATTTACAAGTCCAGAATTTAAAATTGTTTCTCTTAAATCCCATGGACACATGTGTAATCCAACTCTATCCATAGAAAATGAACTGAAGAATTCTTCTTCATGACTCCATCCTTCATAAAGGATACCAAATTTAGGTAAGGCATTGATAGGATTATTATACCAATTAATTCCGAGAGATGCCCATAGAAAGCTAGGAAGAAAAACAATACTTGCTTGACCAACATTTAATGGTTGCTTATTTGGATCTTCCCATATTTCAATATCTAAATTTTCATTTCTTCCACGATGTGCAAACATAAGTGCAGAAACATATCCAGCGATACCTCCTCCAACGACAACAATTTTCATGATATTATACTTTGCATAGTATATTTCCTGAAACTGTAATTCTATAATCATCACAATTATAAAATGGATAGACCTGATGTTGTAATTGTGAAGGAAAAAATAACATAATTCCTTCCCAAGTCTTATTCAAATCATAATTAAACTGACTTATTTTTCCTAAAAAATCAGTATAACTAAACTGAAAAGAAGATCTTAATTTCATATTAGATACATTATCTTTGTTTTGTTCCTCATGTTCTATTGGTATCTTTAACCATATTACAAAACTATAAATTCCAGTATGACTATGAATGGGATTAAAATCATTTTGCAGTTGATAATTAACCCACCACTCTCTCATATAATATGCATAATTTCCTTTTGGTAAAGGTATCTTATTGCCCATATTACAGTAAACATCACTATAAGTTCCACAACATTTTAAAAGAACATTATTAAAAAACCAATCATCAGGATCTTCTAATAACTTACTCTCATGAACATCTCCAGCTAACCAAGGTTTATTTGATTCATATGAATTCTCTTTCTCCTTTACACGTTCCCACACATAATCAAGTTCATTAGAATCTAATTTATATTCCAACCAACCACCATTAGGAGGAGTTACGTATTGGATATTTTGACTACTGTGATATAAACTCATTGCTTTGTTGTATTGCTACGTGTTCTGTTTATGATAGAAATAAATTTATCACCAGCAAAATGTCCACCAAGGCAGACATCTATCTCATCACCATCTTTCCAATTAACCTCACCATTCATTTTGGTGTGTTGCATTAGGACAGCAATCTTATTGATTACTTCTTCAGTTAGTCTCATGTCTTGGTCTATGATGTTTCATACCATCATGATTTCCATCATTAGGTAACTGACCAGTCATAAGATATTCTATTGTTTCTTTACATCCACGAAGATAATGAAGTTGTTCTGCTGTCTTATCTGTTTGTTCTTGTCCTTTAATCTGTGCAATTCTCTTAGTGAATCTTGCTAATAATTGTTCAAGATTTTCTGTTGGTTTAGCGTTATCGCTTTCTTTAAGTTTCATTGTAATTAAGTTTCAGAGATTGTAAAAATTTTCCAGTTGGTTCGGAAATCTTCCATGTTGAATCAACAGAGTTGAAAGATAGTGTACCACGTACTTTACCAGATGAAAGACGAATCTTTCTCACTATAGCTAGATTACGTTCTAACTCATTCATTATCAGTTCCATATGGTTTTATAATAATACAATTGTTTTTGTAATCTGCTTTGAATTCTAATTCAAGATCATGTTCCCACATGAGCTCTTCATATAATGCATTGAGACGATCCATGTCTTCCCAGAGATCATTTATATGTTTAGGCAAATGATCGTCTTCAGTCATCGGTTCATTTTAGTTTCAATGTTTTCTTTTATACTACCCATATCAGAATGAGAAGCATTCATACCTGACATAGTACCATCGTAACTATCAGTATGCATTACTTCTTCATATCCAGATCGTTCTAGGATCTTTCCTTTGATTTCTAATTGCTTTTTCTCCTTCTGTATCCTACGCAAAAATGCATAGTATATAATCTGAGTAAAATAAGCAAATGGGTTCTTGGATTTTTCTGGATCAAAGTTGTCAATGTACTGAAGACAGTTTTCAATACCATCACAGATCATGTCCTCACGGAACATGTAATTGACAAAATTTGGTTTATATGATAAGTGTGTTGCGATCTTTAGAAAGCATTCACCTATGTAATTGGTGACTCGTGGGCGTGGGTCGCCTGCCTCCTTAGCGGCATGAACCTTCTGCCGATAGTCAGTGATCGCAGCAAGGAACTCTTTATTGTTGACGTAGTATTCTGTCTTTTTTCTAGTCATTACTGCGGGTGCCATGGTTTAGTACCATAATCATGTACTAATAGTAGCATGGAAAAATGGATTTGTAAAGGGGGCTTGACAAACCCCACAAACCTCAGTACAATTAACCTTGTAGAGGTTCAAGGATGAGTCTAGCTTTTTTTAAAGATATCCTCTAACTTTATTTTTTTATCATTAATAGAACCTAAATATCCAGATGATCTAGGTAATTTTTTACCTCTTCCAGTAAGAGACTTTCCATTATTTAATCTTAATAAAGTCTGTTCATAAAAATTTTTAATAGGAGCATCAATTTCAGTCATAGTCATAATATGACTTCTATTTAAAATAAACATTTGGTCAAATGAAGCACTGACCCACTCACTGAAAGAGAAACCAGATATTTCTAATTGCCCTTTCCTTTGTTTTGCAGCTTGAACTTGGAGAGGGTTTTCTAGTAGCACTTTGTCTTCATCTTCTAGATAAACAACTTTAGAAACTATTTCCTCTCCAGAAATTAATTTGACTGTGGCATAAAATTCTTCATCCATATTAGTTTGCTCTAAGGTTTACTCTAATAACCTCATACTTAAAGTTCTCTTCATTATAAATGGTTACTCTTTCATTCAAATGTTTGAGTGTATAATTTTGACCGCCGATGTCATCAGCTATATCATATAAGGTTGCTATCTCTTTGCCTTTTCCTTTTCTAAGCACTCTTCCAATTGATTGGAGGTTTCTAATTCTTGATTTAGATGGGGATGCAAAGATAATGTTGTGAAGACGTTTAATGTTAATTCCAGTTGAGAAGGTGCCGTAGCTGGCAACAATGATAGCATTTGATTCTGTCTCTGTAATCTGACGAACTTCTTCACGGTCTTCTACATCAGTTCCACCGTGAACAAAGAAAACCTTACGATTTTCTTTAACATTACTATTTATTAAATTATATAAAGGCTCTCCGTGCTTCTCTACATAGTTAAATAGCACAAGAGTATTACCTTTAATATCTCTAACGAGATTTTTAATTAAATTATTTCTACCTTTATGCTCAACTAAGTAATCTATCTCATCATGATATGATTCAAAATGTTGAGGAGCATGTTTACATAGTAGTACTTTGATCCTAAATTTAGATAGGTAACCATCTTTAATTAGATCATCAGTTTTAGTTACTCGTTCATAATCACCGAACAATCCTTCTAAAACCCATTTGTGAGTCTTACTCCCATCTAGTGTACCAGTAAAACCGAATCTGTACTTAGCATTGTGTAATTTGGTCATGATCCCTGTAAGGGATTTACTTTTAAATAGATGTGCTTCATCACCAATAACACAATCTATATCATCAAAGTATCGTTTTGGAAACTTATAGATAGATTGCCAAGTAGATATGATAATATTCTTATCAGTAACCTTGTCCTTACCACCATAGATCTTATGAATAAAAGAATCAGCGTCCCACCCGTAATCAGTGAAATCGCTAACCATCTGCTCAACAAGGGATGTAGTTGGGACGACTATAAGTATCTTCTTTGCGGTGGCAGCATAGTATCTGACTATGGAGTAGATCATAAGAGACTTCCCAGACCCCGTAGGAGAAAGTAACAACTTACGATTATTTTTTATAGCCTCGTACACTGCCTTGTATTGGTATGGACGGGGTTTTATATTGCATACCTTATCCATAAAGTGTTTAACACCTGCTGGTGATACAAAACCATTAGGATCATCAACATCTCCATACCAATCATTCTTTTCATAAAAAACATTATATTGTTTTTCATGTGCCCACAATTCTAAATGTTTTCTTAGACCATGATATAACTCACCTGTGCCTGGTGAATACAAACGAATAGTTCCATCCCAGTATTTGTATCTGGGATTCCTTTTTAAGAACTTAGCTTCAGGAACTTCAAACGTAAAATAATCTGATAGTTCTCTATGGACATGCTCTTCTTCAGAATGAATAGTAATGTATACTTCATTCTTCTTTTTAATTGTAAGATTAGACATCATTGTCCGTTAACAAATTTCTCCCATTCAATAGCACTCTTGACTTGGAATCCTCTGTTTGAAATTTGACGCATGACTTGATCCAACCAGTACAACATCTGATCTAGATATTTGATCTTCGCCTCAAGTTGGATGATCTCATCATCACTCTCAAGGTAAGTTTTCATTTCAGCGGAAGATAATCTTGATCCGAATGGTTTGGCTGCGTAAACTTTAGCATCTGCTTCTCCAGAGTAATATTCACGCTTTTCCCTAACCAATTTACGGATCTCAAATTCAAGTGAAGATTTAATCTGTGAGATATCAGTGTAATGGTTTAAGTATTTATTATGTTGAAAAGGGATGTCTAAAGCTAGTTGTCCCAGATCTGCACTGTATTGTTTGTTCTTAAACTGAAAGTCTACATGACTATCTTCTGTCCACTCTGCTCTCAGTTTTTCAAATTTATTACGAAGAGATTCAAAATTCATAAGGGTTTCATATTTTTATCACGAAGGAAGAACTGCTGGTGTTTGAATGTAACCTCTGCAGTAATATATTCTGTATCAGTTATTGTAGCATCAAACTGTAGGTTACTTAAAGACACAGGAAATATATCCCTGTACTCTACGATGAATGCTGGATTATATGCTGAAGTAACGATGTGTAGCTGTCCATTGGTATAGATATCTTCTTCTGTAGTAACACGCTTCATTTCATCCGCATTGCCATTATCTCTCATCCATTTATGAATAGAGTTATAATTTACCAGATCTTCATCAACAATAAAACGTACAGTAAAATCCCCAAACGCAATTCCACCACCAGGAACTATAGGCAAATTTCTCCAACGACTTGCTACTTCAGTAGTAGGCATTGAAACATCAGGAACATTTGCTGTTTGACAAAAGAAATCTACTCCCGCAAACTTTTCTAGTTTTAGGAGATAACCAATAGGGTTTAGAAAATTCCTATTGGAAGGTTGTTCCTTATACCATTCTGCAGACATGTCAACTTCCCAAGCTATACTAATATTTATGGAATGCGGATGGTACCTGTTTTAACTTATCAATAACATCAACTTCCACCCTATCAACAATTTGATCTAAAAGATCTATATCTAAATGCATGAATGGTGGAATAATACCAAGCAAGCGAAGTAATCCATCTACAAATAATGCAAGTGTTGTAAACCCTAGTATCATACTGAGTACAGTAGCATCACGATTATGCTTTGCCATTGATGCCTCATCAATCTTTCTCGCTTCTTCCACAGCAGTTTCTACTGCTTTAGCAATTAGTATATCAACTTCTTGTTTTGTATAGCTATTCTGGTTCGCTTTCATATTTACAAAAGCTCTCCCAGTCCGAGATTTGGCCTGAGTCATCGTTATTATTTTTATTATCTAGGTAGGCAAGTTTAATACCTCTTGATTTTAGCACAATTTTCTTTGCTTCTGTCATCTCTTCATGATAAAACACAATTATGGTATCATCTATTCCTTGATCACCACTCATCATCCTCCTCCTTATCATCCCATACTTCGTATGGTCCTCTTTGCATACGTTTTAGTTTCTCAGTTTCAGATCTATATGATGCTGTCTCTGAAATCCACAACGCTAATTTAATTACTACAAATATTGCAGCAAGTGGGGTTAAGCAAAGTATTAATATGAATGAAATATTGTTTTCGTTCATTGCCAGTATTCGTCTAATCTCTCTAGAACATTGGTCAGAATACGTTGAGCAGATCCACGCTGCTTATCATCCCACTCAGGATACCATGATTTATCATCTAGACCTGTTTTCATTCTCATTATGTATGCGGTCATTGCCACTTTATCAAGTCTGCCGTTCATCAAATAAGGTATCACTACCCCTATTTAGGTGCATAAAAAAAAGACCCCCCGAAGGAGGTCTTGATAAATGTGAACCTGTATTATGTGAGGTTAGCAACTCTAACTCTTCTGTAATACTGGTTACGGTTGTGTGTAAGTGCTTCAGCATCAGGTGTGCCGTTAGCAGCAACAACGAATGGGTTAGCAACCATACCGTATCTAGTCTTGAAGCCAATCTTGGGCTGGAAGGTAGATGGGTCAATGCTTCTGAGCATTTGTAGGGGAACGTATGGGCAGTAGAACAGTCCACTGTCATAAGGTGAAGAACCCTTGTAACCAACAACATAGTAGTGTGTGTTAGAAACGTTAGCAGAATAAGGATCAACAAAGACCTTAATGCGTCCGTTCATTGTACCTACTAATAGGTTTCCAGTGTCATCAACTTCACCGATGGAAGGACCACCAGCACCTTGAAGACCTGAAGAGTAGTCAAGAGTACCACTCATAGCAAGAGCAGAAGCTACATCAGCAGAAGTGATGATGAAGTTGCCCTTTCCTCTACGAGTTTGCTGTGCGATTGCGTTAGCATCTCTTTCAATCTGGAACATAAGTCCCTTGAATTTCTCAACTGACCATCTTCCGTTTGAGTCAACGTCTAGGTCAAATACACCAGCGTTGGCAACGTTGTTCTGAGCACCCTGTTTTGCAACAGTATAAACTGTACGAACAACCTCACGGTTGATTTCTGCAAGTATCTCACTAGACAATAGGTTAGCAAGTTCTTGCTCTGCATCAAGACCGTGAATTGCTTTCAAGTCCTGTGCAAGTTCTAGAGTGTATTCTGCTTTCAAAGCACGAGTCTTTGCAGTAACAGAAGTCTTCTCTATACTGAAGCTCATCTCGTTGAAGAGAGTAGATCCAGATCCTAATGCTTCAGCATCATCTCTAGCGATGTTACCAGCTTGACGCTCGTAATTACCAGTAGTTGTACCACCACCAGTAGCATCGTTAAGAAGTCCTGGGTTAGCATCAGTTGTTCCACCGTCTCCAAGAGGAGATACTGGATCGTTGTATGCAGCAGGTCCTTGAGTATTACCAGAGAAGTTTGTATCTGGTTCGTTGTATAGTGCCTCGTTACCAGCTCTTAGTGCGGAACCATTTTGCTGATAATGACTCTTCATTGCGAAGATAAGTCCTGTTGGACCTGACATTGGTTGAACGCCACATATGTCATATGCTACCAAGTTAGGCATAGCACGACGGATGAGGCTGATCATTACTGGATCAAATCCAGCAAGTCCACCAGTTTTTGTGTCTAGACCGCTACCAGATAATGCGTTTGTACCGATAGCACCAACTGTGTTTGATGCTTCGTTAATCATACCACGCTCTTCGCGTAGTTGTGATTCTGTATTTTCTAAAAGAACAGCGGTAACAGCCTTTCTATAATTGTCTTTAATGGTGCCAGCACCTTCATGACTTAGAACAGGAGACCACTTTTCTGTTAGAGCTTTTGAATTAAACATTTTTTTGTTTGCTCTTTAAAAAAAGTAATTTATTATGTATTCCAGCGATTGATTGCATCAACATAACTTGCCATTGCTGGATTCAAGTCATTGTCAACACCTTCTACTGGAGTTTCGTCTGCAACCTCACTTTGAGTTACAGTTCCTTCCTTGAAGTAAGACTCTTTGATAGTTTTCACTTTCTTAGAGAACTCTTCTTCGGTTGTAAACTCAACACCCTCAGCGAGTGCTGCTAGTTTGTCCTTCTGAGTATCTGCCAATCCTTCTGAAACAGTGTTCAGTACATTTAGTTTTGCAGACTCATTCAAACGAGTTTGAAGTTTCACATTAGCCTTGACCTGTTCGTCTAGGCGGGTTTCCATTTCACGAATTGATTCAGCCATACCTTCTACCACATCCACTTTCTCGTCTGGGATAGAAATGTAGTGCTCTTCAAAGAGACCTTTAAGACCTGCAATGAAGTCTTCGGTGATCTCAGTCTTTATACCTTGGTCAACAGCAACTTGATTTTGCTCCATCCATTGACCTACGGCGTAGTTAACTGTGCCATTAACTTCTTCTGAAAGTTCTGCTTTAGCAGCAGTGAGCTTCTCTTCGTGCTCTTTGG